AGATTACCCGCATTAAACTGAGCCAAAGCATTCTGGGCAGCAGCATTTTGTGCGGAAGTTAGATTTGTAGCAGCGGCTCCAAACTGTGAAGCGCCTGTTTGTGCGGCAGCACCTGCTAAACCAGCTTGTTGAGCCTGTTGAGCATTAAACTGAGCAAGTGCGTTTTGTGCGGCAACATTCTGAGAAGCAATTGTGTTCTGAGCGCCTGCACCAAATTGCAATGCTTGATTTTGAGCCGCCTGTGTAGACAAACCTGCTTGCTGAAGTTGTTGGGCATTAAACTGGGCTTGAGCATTAGCCGCTGCTTGATTTCCCATACCCGCTTGCTGAAAGTTTCCAGCGTTAAATTGAGCCATCTGGTTAGCAGCCGCTTGGTTTGCCAACGATGCTTGATTACCTGCTTGTGCGCCAAATTGGTTAGCCTGATTAGCGGCAGCTTGGTTAGCTAATGCTATTTGTTGAGCATTTTGAGTATTAATCTGACCAGTGCTTAAATCAATACCTTGATTTGCTAGTGATGCTCTCAATGCAGCATCTTGAGTGGCTTGTGCCGCTTGTAAACCAGATGCCTGATTTAATTGCTGTGCTTGTAATCCAGTGGATTGGTTAGCAAGTGATGCACGTAAATTAGCATCTTGATTAGCCAATGTTGCTTGTTGTTGCAATTGTGCATTACTTAAACCATACTGAACATCAACACCTTGATTTGCTAAAGCAGCACGTAAATTTGCATCTTGGTTAGCCAAACCAAACTGACCAGCCAACTGTAAAGATTGTTGAGTAGTTGCGGCATCTTGAGCTTGGTTAAGCTGTTGAGCTTGCATTGTGCGTCCAAGATCAGCCTCAGACGCTTGTTGGGCAGCAGCATAAGCAGCGGCATTCTGTTGGGCAACCAAACGTGCGGCATTCTCGCCAAATGCACGATTAGTTTCAGCTTCAGCAACACCTTGACGAGATCCACCAAAAGCTTTTGCGGCAGTAGCAGATGCAGCAGTTTGCTGTTGTTGTAATTGTCGTGAACGCTCTAAGTCCCTTAAACTTTGGTCAGTGACAGCTTGAGTATATGGATTCATATACTGCTGAATATTCTGGTTTAAGAATGATCCTGCTTGAATATCACGAACATTTGCACGGGCTTGTGGAGCAATCTGTCCCAAAGCTTCAGAGGCAACTTGAGCGCCTGATACACCAGTAGCCGATACATCCCTTGCACCACTTCGTGCGGCTTGTGCAGCAGCGGCTTGTTGGGCAGCAACACGTTCAGCGGAAACACGATCAGCGATAATTTGTTGACTAGAAACATCACGAATGTTACCACGGGCTAATTCAGCAGCTTGCGCTCTTTGTGCATCAAAACCTTGACCAACAGCAGTTGCGGCAGGACCTGCGCCAACACCAGTGAAACGCTCTACAGGAGCAGCAGTTTGACCGCCAAATCCTTGTGCTGAATAACCAGTAGCTTGAGCCAATCTAGCCGCTTCTGCTTGTGCGCCACCAAAAGTGGTTGCATCGTATCCAGTTGCTTGAGACAAAGTAGCAGGAGCCGCTTGAGCGCCACCAAACTGATTAGCTGTGTAACCAGTGCCTGTAGCTACATTAGTAGGTCCTGTCTGTGCGCCACCGAACTGAGATGCCGTATAACCTTGTGAACCTGCCATAGAAGCAGGACCAGCAGATGAGAACTGACCAGTAGTAGCGTTATAACCTTGTTGAGAAGCTAAAGCAGCAGGGGCAACAGTAGCACCGCCATAAGCGTTATAGCCAACATTCTGAGGATTGTAGTTAGCAACACGACCAGCAGTATCAAATGCAGTACGCATACCAGTAAACACTTCGCTATTAGGATCAGCAAAGTTACGTGTAATCTGTGCGCCAGTTAATTGGTCTTGGTTATAACCCGCAAATTCTCTTGGAGCTAAACCTGCGGCAACCCCTTGTGCGCTTTGTACGTTTTGCAAATAAGCATCACGCAATGCAGGGTCAAGCTGCGCTGTTTGTTGACTTGAACCACCAGACATAATTACACCTCCGTTGATAGCCAATAATGTGTTGGCTTCATGTTAAATTTGGATACAAAAGTTCTTGACCAGCCTCTACGTCCTGTTAAGGTGATCTTGTGGCATCCCATGTCTTCAGCGAACTTCTGAATATGGGGGGTAAGTGTCTCTAATTCTTCTAGATTACCGCTTGCCAAAAATATATGCAAAACCTTCATTCTTGGAAAGTTTTGAACCTGAGTAACTACTGCGCTGTTAACCCCAGGCCATAATTGCATCGTACAACTGTCAATACAGTCGGCTACGTCCTGCATATTATGAGTGTTATCGTATTCTAAAGCAGGTTGAAGAATTTTCTCTACTTTTTGAAAAGATACAGCCCATAATGGTAATTCACCATTAACTTTGTACTTTTCATAGTCAATCATCTCAAACTGCCAGGTTTCCCATCAAATCTGATAACACCAACTCGCCAATCAGTTAATCTAACGCCTTCAATCTTTGCAGCCACTTGTCTTCCGCTTATGCGTACTGAAGTAGGGTTTGCCATTGAATATGGGCCATGAGTGTATTTAGTTGAATTAGGGTAGAACTTGGTGCTAAACCGCACCTGTACGTCACCAGAAGTCTTTTCATCAGGAACTAATCCTGTAAGACTCATAGTTCTATCCCCGACACCAAGCTCTACTGGTCCTGACTCAGCAAACAATGTCTGACCATCATAAGCAAAGCCAACTTCATGCTCATAGACGTATCCGTCTGTAGAAACCATAAGAGGATTAGAGAAGATTCCACGATCTGTACCGCAAGTACGAGCTAAAGTGCCAATAGCCCAATGGTTTTCACGATAGTTGTAAGAAACGTAAGAATCTATTTCGTTAGAAGCAGAACTAGGATAAAACCACCAAATCTCACCAAATGTTGAGTTATGGACACAATAAACCTTAGATGACTGAGTAATGTTTATGTTACTGAACACGTAATCTGAAACATCAGAATTTAATGGTTTTACAAATCCATCGTATATCCAAAACCCTGTACCAGACATCCAAATACAAGCATTATCAGTAGCAGCTACTGATTGTTTAGAAATGACACCACATCCACTACCAACACGCTCAAAGCTATAAATGAACGGAGGACCAATGTATGTAGCAGTATGTACGTCCACATCAGTAAACAGAATAGTAGCGCCACGGATGCGTTTAGCGCACTGTAGAGAGCCAATTGTGGTTAACTCAAAGTCACCAGCTTGATTGGTAGCAGCAGGAGTCCATACAGTATTGTTTTCTTGGTCACACCATTGAATCTTACGTGGATTACCACCTGCACCTAATGCAAATAAAAATCGTTCTTGAGTAACAACAAGACCAGAACAGCTAGTTGGTGCATTAGTAATAGCAACCGCATCATTGGCAGTATTTAATTGCCATTCAAGCAACTTGCCATCTTTTGATGAGCAAGCAACTAGATACTCGCCAAAGGTGTCTAAACTCCAAGTAGTTGCAGGAGTATATGAACCCGTGTCTGGTCTAGGAACGCCATAAGCAAAGCTTCCATATAGACTATAACCATAGCCAATGCTTAAGACAGCATCAGCATCTCCAACTGTAAATGTTGCAGGAGTAATGTCTACTAAAGTACCGACCTCATTCATTACATAAAGCTTTGAATGTGTACCAATTCCGATACGTCTGTTATTTGAGTTGTCTCGCCAGTTGATTAAACCACGAGCCATACCCGTTAATTGAGAGGTAGCACGTTTCCTCCATCCACCTACTGGACGGATAGTGCCTTCGTACCAACGTACCAGATTTGCGCTATTCCAACGGCCTTTAGACTGATATTCAGTCCCGTTCTTGTATACGCCTGGTGGAATTTGTAGTGGAATGTATGCCATATCTGCATTCTATATCGTTGGTAGATTAGACACAAAACTCATTGTAACAATGGCTGATGGGACTGCTGGCCTTGTTGGGCTGGCGCTTGTCCCAAAATGCTCAATACTTACACCAGTGTTTTCAGTTCTCCACATAATTTCAATGTAATCGTTTGAATTCATGCTTACAAAAAAGTTCAATGCAGCAATGATATGGCTAGGATCACCAGAACCTTTTCTTGCTACCAAGTGAAATCTGCTGTTTGAGTTGTCAATGTTTGTGCCATTCTTGCGAAACCAAATATCCACATCTTGACCATCGTTTGTGGTGTTTTTTAATTGAATGGAAAACTGCAAGTTCCAGATTCCAGCATCAGCTACAGTAATTCTAGACCCACTAGCTATTGTCACACCATTACTAAAGTCTGTAGTATTAAATGTAACGGAATAAGCAGTAGTTGTATTGGCGGCAACTTGATCTGTAGAGTCTTGAAAAGCCCCATGAGGATTATTTAGATACTTGCCACCCATTGGGCCAAAAACAGACTGTATTGCGTTAAGCAACTTTGTAAAAAACAACCTTAAAATGCCATTGTTTTGATTCTGGACATCTTGAGAATAGACAATTCCTGACGTACCCAAATTAGGTATAGCAGGAATATCTAATTGTTGTTTTACATTAGCCATCTTAGAAATTGCCCGTTCTTGTAGATGGGAAAGAACGTAAAGTAGCAGGATAAATTATGCGAACAGCGCCATTCTGCCCATTGCCAATGCTTGCTTGTGAAGAACCAAATCTAGATCCTGTTGCAGTACCATTTACTGTCCCGCCAAACAAATAAGAACCATTCCCAAAGCTAGGTGAGCCAGAATAAACACCAGCACCACCTGGGTTTTCTCCAGAGCCATTTTGACCATTTGATCCACCATCTCCAGAAAATGATCCACCAGTACCATTTGTACTATCGTATCCTGTTCCATTAAAAATAGACCAGCCACCAGTACCGCCACCAGCAGTTACCGCTGACCCATTAAAAGCGCCATTTGGTTGGCTAAGATTTGCATTTGCCACACCACCTTGACCAACTACTAAAGAATAAGAATTGCCTGGAACAACAGTTATATTGTTTTTATAAGCCAATCCACCACCACCGCCTCCTGCATTAGCTAAACCTTCGCTACCAGAACCTGCTCCAATCACTAATACAGAAACACTGGTAACACCAACTGGACAAACCCAACTGTAAGTACCAGGAGTTGTGTAGATATCTTGACCAAATGGGCCACTACTTACTAAAGCTCCAAATGCTCTAGCAGATGCTGATGCAATAGTTGCTATTAATGGCATGGTGTTTAAGCAAAAAGTGATTTAGAAGCAAAAACAGTAAATGTTGCAGATCCTGTTTTGACAATACTGTATGTGTATGCGTCAATAGCACTAACATTGCCAGAACTAGGTGTTAGGCCATCTAGCCATTTAACAGTTACACCAGTAGCAGTTCCGTCTACTTGAACAACATTGTTGTAATAGGCTGTTGATCCATTTGTAACCATGTGAACTACTGTCAATGACTCACCAGTAGCCATTAGCGTATCTAGTGTTACTGGAGTGCTTGCACCAGTAAGATTGATTGTCCAATTGGCAGAAGCATTGCTTGTGTAATACAAAACAGATTGTGTTGTTGCATAGTAAACAATAGTTCCAGTTGCGGCAGTAGCAGAAATTGTAATCTTCTCTAGTGCATTGACAAACTTAGTTCCAACCGCTGTAGTAGATCCAGTAAACGTCTGTTTACCAGTGTATGTATTGTTCACACCAGTACCAGGCACAGCAAGGTTTGTACGTGCATCAGCAGCCGTAGCAGCACCAGTGCCACCTTTGGTAAGCTTTAGTACAGGACCAGTATCAAACAAAGCATCAATACTATCAAAATCAGTATTAATCTTAGTCCCCCATGAATCACTAGAAGCACCTACTTCTGGCTTTGTAAGACCTAGATTTGTGGTTGTTGTATCAGCCATATTTACCTCATTGCGTAGTTACTGTCCAAGACTCAGACTGATCGTTTATATCTGTCCATGTCTCTGATTGATCTGAAATTGTTGTCCAAGTTTCTGCTACTAATTCAGTATCTTCCCATTTTAATCTTGCAGAAACAGTAACAACAGCATCTCCAATTACAAAAGCACTAGCATCTCTTAAAAAACCCGCAGAAGAGGATACTGTTGAAATTGAAGATAGAGTTGCTGAAGCTAGTATTACTAATGATATTGATGCTTGAATACTACTAGTTGATTGTATTTCAGCTTGTGTAAATTTAATAACTACAGCAGAAGTTGAAATTGAAGATTGACTAGCAGGAGCTGCACTTACAACAAAAATTGCATTTGCATTCGTTGTTACAGATGAGTCGCTAACTACATTTGCCGCAGCCGTAAATAATTCTCCACCACCAA